GCATTTACGAGCGCTTTGAGCGTTACGCCGATGAAAAAAGCGGAATACCCGCGTATGCGTATGGCAGTGATAGCGCAGCGGGCGCCGGTAAAACTGCTTCAGGTCTGCAAATGCTGATGAATGCCACCAGCAAAGGCATTATAGAAGTGGTAAGGCGCATCGATATATCGGTCATTGAGCCTATGATCACCGCACTTTATAACTCTGCCATGATTGACCCTGAAGTCTCAGATGATTTAAAAGGCGATGCAAAGGTTAAAGCGCGCGGCAGCGATGCATTAATGCACAAAGAAGCCACCGCCATGCGCCAGCTTGAGTTCATGCAAATGACGCTTAACCCGTTGGATGCTGAAATATTAGGGCCTGAGAAACGCTTGAAGATGCTAGAAATATCCGCGAAAAATTCAGACTTCCCGACCGATCAAATAGTACCTTCGTTTGAAGAGTACCAACAAAGGCAGATGGCCAATGCTCAATCAATTAATGACCAAGAGGCTGCATCACGCAATCAAGACGGTCAGCAACAACAAAGAAGTCAATAAAGAAATTCTTAACTTATTGGAAAGGATGAAGCAAGAGAGTGTTCGGCAACTGGTAGCACAAACCAACACTGTAGACATTCACCGCACACAAGGGGCAATCGCTAATATCGATATGATTGCTCAGTTGTTTGCCGCTCCTGAAGATTTCGATAGGTATTTTGAAAAAGAATAGCTGTTAACTCAGCTTACATACGACCGCCCTAGTTGGCGGTTTTTTTATGCGTGAACACCAAGCGAATACCCGATGTGACTACCGGACTCGCAAGACTCACAAAGGAAGTAAAATGGGATCTAAACAAGAAAGACAAGCTGCCATTGAACAAGCCAATGCGCTCGTTCAGCAGTCGCAAGAGCCGTCAACTACCGACATCGGTAACACTGACAACCAACAAATCTCACAGCAACCGCAAGGAACACCTGATAACTCAGACTCCGAGCAGCTATGGGAGGCAAAGTATAAAGTTTTGCAAGGCAAATACAATTCCGAAACAAAACGACTAAAAGAGCGCATTACCGAGCTAGAAGGTCAATTAAAGAACGCTGGCCAAGATAGCAACTTAGTTGCGCAGTACACGAATGAAATTGAATCGCTTAAGCGTGAGGTCAGTGAACTGAAGGCAAGCCCTTCACAGTCAAGCACTGACAACATGAGTGACAGCGAGCATTACGCATTCTTAGTCGATGAATACGGGCCTGAATTAGCCAACGCAATTACTAACATGATCAAGGCAAATAAATCGCCAGGTGGTGAGGATCTTACCCAGCTTAAACAGCAGGTAGGTGAATTATCACAGCACAATGCCCAGCAACAGCAACAGATGAGGGTCGATACTATCACCAGCATCTTAAAGCAAAAAGGCATTGATTTTATGCAACTGGATAACGATCCATTGTTTATGTCATGGCTGGATGAAGATGAAGGACGCTCTGGTATGCCCAGGATTCAATTCTTACGACAGCACTTTACCAATGGCAACATTGCAAAAGCAGCAGACTTTTATATCGAGTTTACGGCCCAACAGCGCTCACAACTGCAAGGGAATCCTCTCGCGAACAACTTAAGTGCTAATGAATCTGCCGATGGTGACTTTAATTCAGCCGACAGCGAAAGCTTTTGGACGGGTGAAGAAATCGATAGGCTTTATTCAGATAGGCGCAAAGGGTTAATCAGCGACCAGGATTTTAAGCGGTATGAGCAAGACCTAAATTTAGCCGCTGCTCAAGGTCGAGTACGAAACTAGACCACAACTAAAAACGGTAGCGGCATATAAGAGTAATTATTATGCCATATCCTAAACTTTCCGGTAGTCCGAACTATTCCTCTACTGGCGCTGGTAATTCCAGCAAATTCATCCCTCAAATTTGGTCTACTCGCTTAAACGATAAGTTTTACGCGAACACCTTTTATGAGGAAATTGCAAACACCAACTACGAAGGTGAAATCACTGGCAAGGGCGATGAGGTTATTATTCTCACCATTCCTGATATTGAAGTGTTTGATCATGAAGATGATCAAGACCTACAAGTTCAGTTGCCAGAATCAGCCAACGTTAGTTTAACGATTGACCAAGGCCATTATACCAACTGCCGCTTACCGGACGTTGCGAAGTATCAATCTGATTTAAACCTAGTTGATATTTGGGCTGAAGATGCTGCCAAGCGCATGAAAATTCGCGTGGACAAAAACATCTTAGGCTCTATTTACGCAGCCGCTGCCGCCGTTAACGCTGGCGCAACCGCCGGTGCTGACTCAGGCAGCATTAATCTAGGTACGGTAGCCACACCACTGCAGTTAACTAAAGCCAACATTGTTGACATACTGGTTGAAAACTACAGTGTGTGTTTGGATGAAACCGACACGCCTGATGATGAACGTTACGTTATCCTACCTCCTTCAATGTGTGCGCGTATTAAGACTTCTGAGCTTAAAGACGCATCATTGACTGGTGACGGTAACTCTACGCTACGCACAGGTAAAGTGGGTATGATTGACCGCTTACACATCTATTCTTCACGCCACTTACGCAATACTGCAGGTGTGTATGACATAGTGTTTGGTCATAAATCAGCACTGACCTACGCTTCACAAATTACGGAAATGGAAACTATCCGCGCTGAGCTTAAGTTCGCATCTTACATGCGCTCGCTCAATGTGTATGGCTTTGACGTAATTTGCCCGGAGCAACTTGGTCACTCAGTAGCGACTTTAGGCTAATCATTCACTGATTAACTTAACTCGCTAATAAACGCGGCATCCAATTGTGGGTGCCGTTTTATTTTGGAGAGTATCAATGTCACAAGCAAACGAACCTGTTGTCACAAGCCAGCCAGAACCCGAAACGGTTACGGCGCCTAAAACAGCAAAAGCAAAAAAACCAACCTCACGCAGAAAGCCGGTAAAAAAAGCAACCAAAGCGGCAAGCGATAAGCCTGGTGTGTTCTTTCAAAACAAAGAAGGCCGAGTGTTTATTGGCGATGAATTTTTAATCAAACAATTTAAAAAGCGCAAGTTTGGATTGGCTCGCATTACCCGCGCGGTATATGAAGAGGCAATGGAAAACGGCGGTTTGACCGATCCTATCGAAGATTTCGATGAAGAAGAAGATATTTAAGGGTAAATAAGCCATGGCAACGACTAAGATTGTAGACATAATTCGGCGATGTGAAACCATATCGCAGGATAAAACCAGTATTCGCTGGCCATCCCTTGAATGGCTAGATTGGTACAACGATGCAATCTTATTCGTTGTTAACCGCAGACCCGATAAGTCTGTAAAAAACGCCACATTTCTAGTGCAAAACGCTGATACTAAGCAAACAATGCCAGCCGATGCGCTTAAACTATTCACAGTAGTGCGCAATGTAGCCAGCGGTAGACCTATTCGCAAGCTACGCCGCGAGATATTGGACGACCAGTATAACGATTGGCACTCGCATACGGGCGCCGATATTGACCACTTCATTTATGACGAGCGCGACCCAACTAGCTTTTATGTGTATCCAAAGCCAGCCACTAACGATCACGCGGTTGAAATTCTCTATCCCTTTGCGCCTGAAGCGATCACAATCAGCGATTTTGGCACCGATGTGCAAACAATGGGAATAGATGATTCATTCCTTAACCCGATCTTGGACTTTATGCTGTATCGTGCTTACTCAAAAGATGCTGATTATGCAGAGAATGGCCAGCGCGCTATGTCACACTTCCAAGCAGCAGAGCAAGCTATTGGTATTAAGACACAAGTAGACTCTGCCACCATCTCGCCTGAGAAGCGCAATGGTTAAGTTTAGAGAGTACACGCGGTTTGCCGCCAGCAATTGCCCTAATTTACCGCCAATGGTATTCGCTAGGGCAATGCTAAGCGCATCGCGTCAATACTTCCAACAAACCCAAAGCTGGCAAGAGACTTATGAAATACCGCTTGTCGCGGGTGTAGATAAGTATGAAACGCCATTGCCGTATGATTGTGTGCTAATTGATACGATTGTTAGTGCAAGCATTGGTGGTGAAGAGCTTAAACCCCTTGAAAGCAATACGCGCAAGCAAAAAGACGGTCTACCTACCGTTTTTACCAACCCTAATAAAGACAGCATTGTTGTGTGGCCAACTCCAACAGCTGATGGGGTATTGGAAATTACTTACTCACTTAAGCCTTCCATTAACACTGAAGAGCTACCCCCGCATATTTTTGATGAACACTTTGAAGCGTTAATTGCCGGTACCATCTTTGAGTTAAAGCGCATGGTTAATACAGATTGGCACGACCCAAGCGGCGCAGGTGACTTTTTGGCAGAGTTCCGCATCTTCATTGACCAAAAACGCATTGAAATGCTACGAGGTAATAACAATACCGAATTATCCATCGATTATTCTAAGGGTAACTTTTAATGCGCGCAGCCGTTGAGCAATTCGCTGGCATGGTGCCATTGGTTGAGCGCTCGAAACTGCCGCTAAACAATGCCCTAAAAGCCGTAAACTGCCGCTTTGACAATGGCAATGTAAAGCCTTACGCCGGGCTAAGTGATGTAACTGCTAACCTAGCGACCAACACGCAAACCATCTTCTTTTATGAGGAATTGCATTGGTTTAGCTGGGATAGCAAGGTGGACATTGTGGATTCGCCTATTAATGCCGACGCCTTTGGTCGCGTTTACTTTACCGGTGATGGTGCGCCAAAGATAACCGTTAACTCTGTTGCAACGGGCAGCGGTGTAATGCCAGCGTTATCGTATCGTATGGGCGTAAAACAACCAGGTGCGCCTAGCATCGATAGTATTACCGGCAATGACCAAAACACCGAAGGGCAAACAGACGATATAACAACGTTTTACGTGGTGACATACGTGAATGCTTATGGTGAGGAAGGTATGCCAAGTCCACTAAGTACTGAAGTCACTATCCAAACGCCAGGCGCAATCGTTAACCTAACCTTTGATGCTGTAGGTGTAAACGACCAAAACATTACGCAACGCAGAATATATCGCATTGCAGATGAGTCTTATCGTTTAGTTGCGACCATACCAGTTGGAACGCTCACCTATGCTGATGAAAAATCAGATAATGAGCTTGGCATTGTACTCGATACCTTCAGCTTTGCAGAGCCAATCCAAACACTGGAAGGCTTAACAAATATGGCTAACGGCATATTAGCTGGGTTTACGAGTAGAACAGTTGCCTTTAGTGAAGCATTTTTGCCTCACGCATGGCCGGTTGATTATCAGCAAACGACTGAAGATGAAATAGTCGGTATAAAAGCGGTAGGTAATAGCCTGGTCATTACTACTAAAGGAAAGCCTTACCTATTCACTGGTGTATCTCCTGATGCTATTAGTGGCCAGCAAATTGATATTGCGCAAGCATGTGTCTCTGCTCGCTCAATGGTGGATATGGGTAATTATGTCATTTATGCCAGCCCGGATGGATTGGTTGCGGTCAATTCATCTGAAGCAAACGTTATTACCGAGGGTATGTTTAACAAGCAAGCATGGGCCGCATATCAGCCTAAAACCATTCACGCTGAACACTATGAAGGCAAATACGTTGCGTTTTACGGTGATTCCGCTGGCTTTATCTTTGATCCGCGCACCAAAGACTTCATTGAGTTAGATTTCTACGCCGATGCGCTTTACACCGATTTATTAACAGACACATTATATTTAAGTGTAAACGACTCACTTAAATCCTTTGACGAATCATTATCAAGCCTAGCTTTTACATGGTCTAAGTATTTACGCCTTGATTACCGAGTATCACCTACTTGCGCGTATGTTGATTTAGATGATGCTGCGCTTGTTTCATTTAAGATTGAAGTAGATGGGGTAGAAATACTCAACTACGCCAGTTTAGATGGTGTGGGCATTAATCAATTGCCGGGCGAATCGCCTGTATTTAGATTGCCAGCCCTGCGCGGTAGAGAATGCGTGATCACAATTGGCGGTACTGGTGAAGTGTATCGCCTTGCGTTAGGCAGCAACATGAAGGAAGTTCAACATGGCTAAAAAGCCTATCAAGTATACCGCTATTCCAAGAGGTAATACTGACAAGGCTGTGTCTGCGCTTTCTACTATAGCCGAAACACTAATAGGCGCTAAAGGTAACGGCTTAGAAAAGGCAGTGACGTTCCGCGATTTAGAAAACTTAGAGCTTGTTAGCATTCGCCGCTCGCTAGATGGTCGCAACTTTATATTCGATCCGATAGACCCAGGTGCCGGCGCCGATGATGATGTTGTAACACCGACACAGCCTACCAACTTTCAAGCGATTGGTGGATTTACCTCTATTTTGCTTACGTGGGATTACCCGACATACCCCGGGCATTCATTTACTGAGATTTGGCGAGCGGAAACTAATGTATTAGGCAGCGCCGCGTTACTTGTTGGCACCAATTCGCTGAACTACAGTGATATACCCGGCAATAACTTCAGCGGTTACTACTGGATAAGACACGTTAATGTCAATAACACGCCAGGCCCTTTTAATGATACTGCAGGTACGTTAGGTGAAACGGCAGAAGATGTTGCCTTTAACCTTGATGTGTTAAATGGGCGCATAGCCGATATTCACTTAAACTCACTGCTATCTGATAAAATCGACTTAGTGCAAGTCAATGCAGATGCGGTCGCGGCGCTTGATGAACTAGTCGATAACAATAAAATTGCCACCGATAGCGCGCTAAACACCATTAATACGGTGACAATACCAAACCTTCAAACGGCTGTTGGCAATGTCACTGATGCGATTGATGATAGGGTATCGGATGTTGAAACTATCACAATCCCCAACATTACCCAGCAAATAACAGATATTAATAATACATTCCCAAGCTATGCAACCCTGGCTTACTCTAATTCAACCTTTTTGAACTCAACGGGGGTAAATAGCGCTATATCGGGTAGGTTAGATACATTTTTATCCCAAGTAATAGAAGAAGATTATGTATCACAAGCGCTGTTAACAACGTCTTATCGCACTGAGGCTGATACCGATACCGCTATTAGTCAATCGATTGCCACGCATTTTAGCACTGTTGTTCAGCCTAGCTTTGTTACCCAGGCATTATTGACCAGCGATTATCGCACTGAGGCGGCAACGGATTCTGCCATCACGCAAGCTATTAACACGCATTTCACTACCATTATACAGCCTGATTTTGTGTCTAGCGCGTTTTTGCAGACAAATTACTTAACCGAAACGCAAGTAGACGGTGCAATCTCCGACATTGCCACCACGCTTCGAAGTGAATTTACTAGCGGTAACGTGACAACAGCATACTTAGAGCAAAACTACAGAACCGAGGCTAATACAGACACCGCTATTGCACAAGCAGTACAAGTGCTGCGCGCAGAAGTCAATTCAGATGATTATGTAACTAATGCCACGCTGGTCACAGATTATCGCACCGAAGCGGATACCAATGTTGCAATATCCTCTGCAATCACTAACTTTTTAACAAATACTATTACCCCTACTTTTGCAACAACGGCGTTTTTACAAACCAACTATTTAACTGAAACGCAGACCGATAGCGCAATATCTACTGCTATCACTGATTTAATGACTAACACTATTGGCCCTGATTATGCGACAACGGCATTCATCACGACCAACTATAGAACCGAGTCGGCAACCGATAGCGCGATCAGCAGCGCATTAACCAACTTCTTATCAACAACCATTTCCCCGACCTACGCAACTAGCGCGTTTCTTACGAATAATTATCGTACCGAAACAAACACTGATACGGCGATTGCAACGCAAGTGACCGGGTTACGCTCTGAAATTTTCAATGGTACCGGCACAGCGTTACAAAGTGCTTTTGTCAGCAACCTAGATAGCGCAATCTCGAATGCTGGCGGCTCTATTGCAAGCTCATTGAGCAGCTTAAGTGCAACTCTTAATAGCCCAACAACCGGTTTAGTAGCAACGCGAGCAACCGTTACCAGTAATCAACAAGCGATTGTCAATGATACTGGCGGTATTATCAGTTCAAAGATTGACACTTACTCAGTTACTGCTAATGGGCAGACCAATACGTTATCGCAATGGGCGCAAGTGACCGCTGATGTAGATGATGCTTATGAGTTGCAATGGGGCGTTAAGGGTACTGTTGCAGGCTTAACCGGCGGCATTGGTTTTTACAATGATGGCAACGTTACACAGCTTACGGTGCAATCTGACCGCTTTGCGATTATTGACCCACGAAACGACCAAGTAAAATCGGTCTTTACCACCATTGTTAACGATCCTGTCTTACCCGATGGCGTCTACATTGACACCGCATTTATCAAAGCGGCCACTATTCAAGAGTTAGTTGCAGGGGATGTGAACGCCGATACGGTTACGGCTGGCATTAGCATTACATCACCTAATATTAATGGTGGTAGCTTTGCTGGCAGCAGTTATACCGCACTTGCTGGCAGCTATAAATTTGATGTGGTGCCAGGTTCAAGCATTCCTCTTTGGTTTGGCTTAGCCGCTCAATCAAGAACTATCAGTAATGCCAAGTTTGCATTGCAGAATAACGGCAACATTACCGCAAGAGGTATCAATATTTATGATAACTCAAATAACCTTATTTTAGCGGCTAACGGCAATATAAATGGTGCTTACGTCAACAATCTATCTGTTGGAACCTTAGATATTCAAGGTAATGCGGTAACAGTACCTGTCTATATAGAGACAGCTTCAGTGCTAACCAATGGCGGCTGGACAACGATATTAGATCAAACCATCACACAAGACATTGCCAGTACCATCTTTGCGTCTTTTGACATTCTTACCGAGCGAGTTGGGGATGTTAGCGGCGTATACGACACTATTGATTTAAAGCTAGAGATGTATGAAGGCACAACAACGGTAGTTCGTACCATTTTGTTTGAGCAGCTTGGCGCAGACCAAGAGGCCGGAGTTATTGCTCGTCACTTACACTCTATTAGTGGCGGGGCATATATCGATGCAACAAATTATCGGCTAAAAATAACGGGGCGTTCACGAAACGCATCTACACAGCCTTATCGTTTTTCTGCTAAGGGGTTTTCTACCAGTGCCAAGCGTTAATACCAATATCATTTACAAAACATCAAGCGGAAAAATATTAAGAAAAATCATTGGGGATACTTCGGCTATTGTTTTAAATACAGGTGAGTCGGTGGTTCAAGCGAATATAGAAGATATTGAAGATGTGCTAATAGATACTGCGACAGGTACCCCCATTCAAAATCAAAACTTTTTCTCAGGAACGTTTAACAGCGCGGGCTATGTGCTATCAAGCTTGCCTAATCCAACTACAGTTGTTTTTGAAGGCGCTACTTATACCGTCACTACTGGCTCGATTACTCTAGGACTAGAGTTTGAAGGTAACTACTTTGTTGACTTGTACGCAGATGGTTATAACAACGCGCGCTTTTTCTTTTACTACGATGGCATAGCGGGAATGTAATTGATGAAAGTTAACTCCACTAGAACTTACGATGAAGCCCGGCGAAAAGAGTATATGCCTTTGGAAGATCAAATAGATGAAATCGTAAAATGCTTAAAACATCTTAGCGCTAACGGCATTGATATAGGCTCTGACGTTCAAGCGGTCATTTCGCATCGTGACAGCATAAAAAGCAAACATCAAAAACCATGAACAAAATCCTTCTACACGTAGCAGTAAACGCAGCAACAAACGAATACAAAGCAGTAGCACAAAGCTACATCGAGCAACTAGATGCCATTGTTGCATCGTAAATAAATAAGAGAGATTGATAATGGCTACATATTTAAACGGAAGACTCGGTGGAAGGGTTGCATTAGACACTCAAATTGACTTACCGCCCAACGTATCTTGGTACATAAAATTTAAGACGGTAGATGTGACACAGGCTAATACAGCCATAGTTCTAGGAGACGGCACTACTACCTCTGAATGGTTCATGTTTGACCCTGCTAACAATAGGGTCCGCATTATGATGGATGGAGGTAACTTTCAAGGTGCTATCAGCTATGCAGACATTAAAGCCGTAGTACCCAGCTTCTCTCCTTTTC